TCGGCCAGCGTCTTGCGGAACTGCAACGAGGGGTCGCCCTGTGTCTTCTCCCAGGCGTCGTTGAGCATCCCCTGCGAGTCGCGGACGTGGTCGATGATCTCGGCGGTCTTGGACATGTCGCCCTTGAGGAGCTGCATCACAGCCCTCATGGAGCGGATGTTGCCGAAGACCTTGCCCATCTCCTCGACGTTGCCGCCGAACTTGCGGTTGAGGAGGTCCAAGGTCTCCAGTACGCCGCGGTTCGCGAACGAGTCGCGGACCTGCGCGTAGGTCAGGCCGTACTTGTCGAGCGCGTCCGAGCCTTCCCTCGCCCCCTTGATGGTGACCATCATCAGGTTGTTGAGAGCGGTGGTCGCCTCTTCGACGCCGAGACCCTTCATGGTCATGGCCGTGATGGAGCCGACCACTTCCTGAAGGCTGATGTTGAGAGCGGCGGCGGTGCCGGTGACGAAACCGAGGTGCTGGGCGAAGTCCTCCGGCTCACCTTTGCCGTACCTGACAGCGGCCACGAGGATGTCGATAGCCCGCCCGGCGTCCATGTTCGCCTGCCCATAGGCCCCGATGGCGGAGGTCGCGTAGTCTGCGATGGTCTTGGTCTCGCCCATGCCGACGGCGGCGCCGATGGACGACTTCTTGAGGGCGTCCATCGCCGTCTTGCCCTCAAGGCCCGACGAGGCGATGAAGTACAGGCCCTCTGCGAGTGACTTGGGCGTCTCACCGACGACCCCGGCCCACCGCTGCAGTTCGCTCGACCAGCGAGAGACCTCGGCCGTCGATGTGCCGGTCAGCGCCTTGATCTTGGTGAGCGAGCGGTTGTAGTCAGTCGCCAGCTTGACCGACGCCGCCCCGGCAGCGGCCAGTGGGACGGTCATGTACTTGGTCATGCCGGCGCCGACGCTCGACATGCGGCGGCCGAAGGCGGCGGTCTGACCGCTCGCCCGCGTGAACCCCGCCGTCAGGGCATTGGTATCAGCTAGGATGCGAACTACGACATTGCCAGCGTCCGTCTCATTGGCCCCTCTCCCTCCGGTCGTTCAGATGCTTTTCGTACCTGCGCTTGGCCTCAGCGCGGTCTATCTGGCCTCGCTCCTCGGCGATGGCCAGCATGTGGACGTATGCGGCGGTCGATTCACTCGCCCGCTTCCACTCGTCCGTGTCATGCTCTGCGTGGTCGAGCGTGTTCACGGTGTCCCGGTAGTGCCGTAGCGCGAGGATGCGCATGCACTCCGCTGGGTCTTCTCTTCCGGCCTGCGATGGCGAGAGGCCGAAGTGCTCGCTGATGACGGACGTGAGCCAGTCAGTCGGCTCTACGCCGCCGGGAACGCTTCTCAGGTAGCGGTCGAATCCGAGCCAGTCGGCAAAGGGACCTCTGCGTCCTCCATGCCGGTGAGGCGCTCGAACAGCCGCCAGACGAGGGCGATGTCAAGCTCGCGCGCCTGCTCCTCAGACACGGGAACGTCGTCCGACCACGCGACGATGTGGCTCAGCACAAGGTCGATGCGCAGGTTGGCGGCTTCCTCGGTGTCCGTGACCTCGCGAGCCTTGGCGTCGAACTCGCGGCTCTCGGCGACGGTCAGAGGGCGGATGTCTATCCAGTCCTCACCCGAGGTCTGGACGCGCCGAACGCGGTTGAAGTTGCCCATGTGCTTCCCTCCTAGCCCGGTCAGGACTGTGTGATGACGCCGGTCGGCTGAACGGCGACCTCGAAGTTGTGGTACTCGTTCACGGCGAAGGTGAGCTTGTAGTTGTGTAGCCAGCACTCGCCGCTGATCTTGTTGGTGCCGCCGGTGGTGATCTCGAACGTGCGCGTCTGGCTGTGGGTCACCTTGCCGATGTTGAGGATGGCGTCAGGACCCGTGGACGCGGTGTCGTCGTAGAACCCGCCGAGGATGAAGGACGGGTAGTTCTTCACGACGCCCTGCAGGTACTCAGCCGCGTCCGTGCCGAACGGCGTGCTGGTCACGGTGCCCTTGTCGCACTCAAGGTCGCCGATGCGGGTGATGTACTCGGTGATGTCGGTGAGAGACCCGCCGTCAGAGGCGTCGATCTTCACGACGATTTGGTTCGAGCCATATTTTGACACTGAATCACATCCTTCGGTTGCTTTTGAACTCGATAAGATGTATGCTTAGGCGAGTCCATAGAGATGGGAGGAGACTTGAAGAGGTGTGCGTGTGGGTGCGGGAAAGAGGTGCGTGGGCGAGGTCGCTACTACAGTGGACACCGCCCAAAGGACACCATTAGCGATACAAGAGAAGGACTGTGCGCTTGCGGCTGCGGCTTGCCGCTTGAGCAGCCACGCAGCAGGTCGAGTCGCTACTACAGGCCGCGATTCATCCAGGGCCACGCTACGCGGACTAGAGAACGATCTCCGCGGCTCTACGTGCCGAGGCCCGATGAGATACCGAGCGGCATGTGCGAGTGCGGCTGTGGACGGGAGACGCAGATTGCGACTCACACAGTGGTCAAGCGCAGGATATTCAAGGGCTATCCGACCCCCCGTCTGCCCGGTCACGCTACGCAGATGAAGGGTGTGAAGCACCACCTCTTCAAGGGCAGGCGGAGGCGGGCTGGATACGTCTACATCTACCACCCAGACCACCCGGCCGCGTCCACGGCCAAGAACTGGCTTGGCTACGTGGCTGAGCATCGCGTGGTGTGGGAGAAGGCAAACGGAAGGCCGCTGGAGCCGGACGAGCAGGTGCATCACATCAACGGCCTCCGTGACGACAACCGGCCCGAGAATCTTGAGGCCATGAGCCGCGCGGAACATCGTCGCCTGCATCACTCGGGAGACAAGATCACTGCCGAGACGCGCCGCAAGCTGTCGGAGGCCACGCAGCGCGCGTGGGATGACGGTAGAATGCGGCGAGCCCTCGATGCGAGGAAACAAAAGGCAAGCTGTTGATGTAGACTGCACGCGTCCGGTTCCTCTTCTGGTCTGGACGCCGCGGCGGTGACTCCTGGCAGGGGAACCGCCGCGGGCTTCGTCTTAGGTGCTTGGGGCGTTCGTCTTGACCGCGAGCGTGTAGGTCGCGGTAGGAGCGCTGCCGCCGGTGAAGGCGTGGGAGGCAGCGAGGTAGCGGTTCACGGTCAGGTCGGTCGCAACCACCTTCTCAGCGCCCGCTTCGGTGAGCGCCGTCATCGTGGTGTGGTCGGCCCACGAGAGATGGTCGGTCGAGTCGCGGAGCTTGACGGTGAGTGCCGAGCCGCCGTCAAGCTCAAGGTCCGTGCAGGACAGGTAGACGTTGCAGCCCGTGTCCGTTCCGGCCCCGAGGTCAAGGTAGTCAGCCTCGGTGCTGCCGTTGCCGGAGACAGCCTCGAGCGCCTTGACGATGACCGCGTGCTCCATGTGGCCGGAGACCGCAAGTTCCATCGTTGCGCGCACGAAGTCACCGACGCTCGGGCTGGCCTTGAAGTTGGCCTTGATGGCCCCACCGGCGCACATGGCGTACTTGCCCTTGGCGTTGCCCTCGTGCGCGAACATGAACACATGCTCACCGGAGGCGAGGTCGCACATGGCGGCGTTGATGGACGCCTCATCGTCGTCGTACCAGCCGGAGTGACCAGAAATGACGTGCTCGGCGACGCCGGGCGGTTCGTATTGACGGTCCTCGACCCCGAGCGGCGTGGTGTCGACCACCGGCTTGGAGTGCTCGGTCTCCAGCTTGTCGGAGACGCCGAGCAGGTTGTACGGGCCAAGCAGGAGGTAACCGCAGTCGGCAGATGAATAATTCATGCCTCACCGCCCTGCGCACTATCCGGAGATTCCGGACGGTTGGGTTCGATGACCAGCCGCTCCATGGCGAGGTACGCCTCAACCGACTTTGCGGGCAGGTTCTTGCAAGGCTTGCCCGGCGCGGCTACGCGCACCTTGTACGGCTTGCCGTCCAGCGCCTTCTCGTATTCCTTGTCGCCGTCGGGGTATGTGAGACCCACGAGGGCGACCCACTCCTCACTCATCGGGCTCCTTTCTCGCGGGCTCATTCGTCCCGGCCTTTCGCTCCGCATCCGCCCTTGATGGGGTCACAGGTCCAGTAGCCGCCCATGGTGCGGATGCGCTTGGATTCAGGGTGCGTGCAAGTGCCGCTCGGCGCGATGAGGTCCGCCGTCAGAGAGGCACCGTCGTCCATGAGCCGGAGAGCGTCACGGGCGTGTTCGTAGATGACGATGAGATGGGCTTTCAGCTCGTTATTCGCAGACATGGGCAATCACCGCGTCGAGGTTGCGTCGGTAGTAGTTGGAGTCGGGGTCACGCAGCGTGTACTCGTTCTCCAGGGCCACCGGCATGGGCAGGGAGCGCAGGGCAACCCTGAGGGCGGCGCACACGTCAAGGGCCGCGTCCGCCGTCAGCGCCCAGCAGGAGAACTGGATGCGGGGACGCGAGACGGCCACGGCCTGCGAGGCCCCGAACACCTGACTGCGCGGCGTGTCGATGCGCTGGTAGACGATGGCCGGAAGCGCGCAGTTCTGCGGCAGCACATCGGGCTTGAGGCGCGTCCCGATGAGGGCGGCTAGCGGGGCGTGAGCCGTGAGGGCGCTGTACAGGGTGCTCTCCAGGCTCACCGGTACGTCCCCCCACCGAAGGCGCCGCCGACGAGCGAGCCGATGCCGAGCACGGAAGCCGGGGCGATGACGCCGGTGCCGAGAGCGGCTGCGACATTGGCCATCACATCGGAGCCGACCAGGCGCTGTATCTCAGCGCGGTTCGCGTCCAGCGCTGGCCGCATGTGCGGCTGCGCGCGCATCTTGCGGGTGCCGAACTCAGGATAGATGCCGTACTCGGCATGCGAGATGACCTGTGCCTCGAACGGCGAGATGCGGTGAGGGAGGATGGCCCCCTTGAGGAACCCTGTGTCCACAGGCGCGCGCATCTTCGCCGAGCGGGTGACCAGCAGCGCGGCCTTGTCCAGTCCATCCGGCGCGCCACGTGCAGAGGCAGCAGCGGCGCGGGCGAACTTCTGGGCGATGGCGTTTGCGCCGCTGACGGACAGCGTGATCACGTCGTCACCCGTCGCAGATAGCAGATGACGCCACTGACGCCGATGGAGGGCTCGCCCTGCACTTCGTACTCAAGGCTCATGGCGGTCCCGTGGCGGGACGTGATGCGGACCCGCGAAAGCTCCGAGACAGCCGTGCCGTGCGGCAGCCTGAGCTTGGCGTCGGCGTTCACGATGGTCATCGCGCCGTTGCGCCACTCCGTGCCTGCCGAATCCCCAGGCAGCATCTCAAGGCCGCAGGGCATCTCGAAGCCCCACGTCCACGACTCCACGTCGGAGCCGATGGGGGAGGTCGTCACGGACAGTGCGCCAATCTGGCAGCGGTCGTCCATGAACGCCTCCTGCGTTGAGCGCAGGGCGGCGAGTTCGTCAGTGCCGTACAGGCTCACTCGCCCTCGTCCTTGGGGAGCAGGTTGACGATGTAAGAGGGGGGAGCATCGTCCGTCGACTGGTAGTCGCGCTCGAAGTTCGCGGGCTTCTGCACGGAGAAGCTGGACGGCATGC